CTCTCATTCCGACCGTACATTCGGAAGGTCGCATCATGTCCGACGATGAGGCGGTCGATCACTACCGACGAACCGGCCAGCATCTTGGCATCTTCCCAACTATTCCACAGGCGGATGAGTACGCCCGAAGGTTGCACGAAAGTCAGGCCAAAGAGTACGGGATTCTTGGAGGACTTCTCAGGTGAGCGCCAATTGCTGATATGCGCGCTTGATTCTGGGAGTTTCGCGCTATAATCAGGGCGTCCCCAAACCATAGGAGGCAAGCGTGGACACCCCACTTCCCAGTGATAACGACGTTCGCGAACGGCTCAATTACTTCACCCAGCAGCTCCGGCAAGCCGGGATCTTGGGAGATACGGTTTCTGACGTCGGTCAGGCCAGAGAGCCCTCGCTCGACCCAGAGGGCATTCTGGGAGACGGACTGGCCCCAATGGTCAAGACCGTCCCCCAGCAGGACAGATGACCACAGACTCCCAGAAGGTGTGCGTGGATTGCGGGAAGTACCTTCCTGCCACCACTGAGCACTTCAGGAAGCGCAAAGACGGCTCGCTCGACATTCGCTGCTTGCGGTGTCGGCGGGCCGTTTTGCTTGGTAAGCGCAAAAAAGAGCGCTTTACGAGCCTTCGTGACATAGAAGTCGGTGCTGTCGGCTCCTTTATGAGGGAGGCGACCACCGGCGGTCAGAACATCCCGCACAGCTGCGAACTGCTTGAGAGCCTCATGCAGTACTTCGGCGGCACCAGCGGGTTCTCCTCACTTCTGGTCAAGCAGTACTTCGACAGCCCTCCCGGAGGGGCTGCGAGGACAAAAATGCTTGAGTCAATAGTTCGCCTCGTGACTAAGAACACTGAGGCCGGAGGGGCAAAGAAGCCTCTTGGCCAGTGGTCTGAGGAGGAGTTGGAGGCGGAACTGGATGGCCGCCTCCGTGTGTTGGCCGCCCAGTTTCACGGAAGGATCGTAGATGGGACGCTCTCGCAAGAAGCCGAAGGCCCCGCCGCCGCTGCCATCGGTGTCCAAGATGACGGGGTTCCAGGCGAACCACCTCAAAGAGATCCAGGCCGAGCTCGCAGAAAGAAGAATCGAGGCTCTAAGGCTGTACAGCCCGACCCCGACGCAGGCGGAGATGCACGCTTGCCCGGCGAGTGAAGTCATTGTTTTGGGCGGAAATCGATCTGGCAAGTCGCTTTCGACGTTCGTAGAGGACGCCCGCGCCGTCACCGGCTGCGACCCGCACAAGAAGTACCCGGACAGGGATGGCAATCTGGTCATCGTTGGCCGGGATTGGAAGCACATCGGCATGGTGGTCTACCCCATGCTGTTTCGCGCCGGAGCTTTCAAAATCATTCGGGACGCTGCCACCGGGCAGTGGAGGGCGTTCAACCCTGCGGCGGACGCTGCGAGGGCCTCAGACGCCAAGCCTGCGCCACCACTGATCCCGCCGAGAATGATCAAAAAGATCTCGTGGCTTCTCAAAAGCGCGAGATACATCCAAAGCGCCGAGCTCACGAACGGCTGGACGATCTACTTCTTCTCGTCAGAGGGCGAGCCGCCTCAGGGATTTCAGGCCAACAGGGTCCACATTGACGAGGACTTGTCTTCTGAGGCGTGGCTCCCTGAGATGCAGGCGCGACTTGCTGACCGCAAGGGATGCCTGTGCTGGTCGGCTATGCCCCACAGTAAGAACGACTCTCTGGCGGGCCTTTCTGAGCGAGCAGACGCAGAAGCTCTCTCCGGCAAAGAGAAACCAGACATCGTGAAATTCGTCCTGCGGTTTCTTGATAATCCCCACATCGACCCCGATGAGAAGCGCAAGAACCTTGAGCGGTGGGCCGCTTTAGGCGAAGACGTCCTTCGGATGCGCAGCGAGGGCGAGTTCGTCACCGACTCGATTCTCTGCTACCCGACTTTCACGATGACCGTGCATGGGTACGACAGGTCGGAGCTTCCAAGAAACGTGATCCCCGATGACTGGACGCGGTATGCCACCATCGATCCGGGCCACGCTGTCACTGCCGTCCTGTTTGGCGCAGTCCCCCCAGAAGGCGGCATGCTCCTGGTCTACGACGAGCTTTACATCCGCCAGTGCAACGCCGTCATCTTCGCCGAGAAGTTCGCCGAGAAGACGAAAGGGCAGGCATTTCACGCCTTTATCATCGACATGCACGGCGGCCGGATTCGAGAGATCGGCTCTGGACGGCTCCCGGTCGAGCTCTACACCGAGCAGCTGCGGCTCAAGGGCGTCAGTAGCGCCGTCACCGGCCACAGCTTCCTAGCCGGCTGCGATGACATTCAGGCCCGCATGGCGGCAACCCAGACTTACATGCACATCCGGCCCGAAGGAACGCCCGAACTGCGCATCCTGCGCGGCGCCTGCCCCGATCTGGAGCGGGAAATGAAGCGCTACAAAAAGAAGGTCACGTACCTCGCTGGAACATACATCGTCACGGACCAGCCCAACACTCGGGGGGACGTCCACGCCTGCCAGTGCCTGGAATATCTCTGTGCGTACAGGCCGAAATATCACAAGCCTAAAGTCGAGATTCGCGACGAGCCTTGGTACGTTGATTGGGTACGCCGGCGGAAAAAGCGCAACGGCGGAGACGGCTTTGTCTATCTAGGACCCGCATCAGGGAGACCCAATGACGGCTAACGAATCCAGCTATGCGCCCCCTGCCGCCCGGCTCGGGGACAGCGTGTATTGGTATCACGACCCCATGACCCTGCAGGACCCGGCCATTGGCTGGATCTGCAATCGTCCCGGCGCCCTGACCGTCACGCTGCTGGTCTTTGCGCCCGGCATCGGCTTCGTTGAGAAGCCAAGCGTGCGCTACAAGGACGATCCGGGCCTGCTTGAGAATCCGGCCTGGAGGTCGTGGGGCTGCTGGGATTTCAGCGACGAGCACAAGGACATGGCTCGGGCCCACAAGGTGACCACTGCCGCCGCCCTGAACCACGAACGCGAAGCAAGGAAGCCGTCGCCCAATGGCTCAAAATGAAACTGGGGAAGATGTCCTTAAGGGCATCGCGACAAGCTGGCTGAAGAAGATTGAGCTCGCCCTCAAGCACAAGCGTCCATTCACTGAGGACGCCAGAGAGGCGATGGACTTCTTTGACGGCCCGCACAACTGGTTCTGGCGGGACGAATACGCCCGGAATCAGTTTGGCTACAACCGCTCGATTACGCCTCCCGGCTTCAGGATGCAGATCAATCGCGTCTTTGAGGCCGTGAAGCTGTTCGCCAGCGTGATCTACCACCGCAATCCTGTGCGGCAGGTGACCCCCAAGAAGTTTCCGGAAATCCCGCCAGAGGCTCTTGGCATCGACCCCAACAACCCCGCCATCGTCCAGCAGTACCAGATGGCGATGCAGGACACGGCGCTGAAAGATGCCGTCCGGGATACGGTCTCGCGCCTGCTGAGCGCCTACCTCAACTACACGCCGAATGAGCTTGGGCTCAAGACCCATAGCCGTCGAGTTGTGGACGAGGCGATCATCAAGGGCGCCGGCGTCTGGTGGACCGAGATGATTACTGATCCTGGCATGGGCCTGCGCGCCGTCGGCAGTTTTGCAGACTCAGTTGACCACCTCGTGCTGGACCCCGATGCCACCGAGCTCGAGGACATCATGTGGTGCGCTCGCCGGTGCACGCACCCGATTGACGTTGTTGCTCGGCAGTACGGCCTCGATCGCGAGCAGCTCAAGGGGAACCTCGAGGGCAAGGCAGGCTATCGCTCGGAGGACAGCTACATCGAGCCACGCCAGCCGGATGACTACCGCAGTTCATCTCGGCGGGTTGGCAAGACCAACGACCTGATGACGTACTGGAAGATCTGGAGCAAGACGGGTTTCGGCGACAGGCTCAAGGATGCGCCCAAAGACCAGCGCGGATTCTTTGACTCAATCGGCGACAACGCTTACATCGTCGTGGCCGACGGAGTGAACTTCCCCCTGAACGTACCGCCGGAGATGCTTGCCGAGCAGGTGGACGAGGCGACCGGACTTCCGCAGTCGATGTTTCGGGCAGTCCAGTGGCCGATCCCGTTCTGGGCAGAGTCCAACGGCTGGCCCTTCGAGATGCTGTCGTTCCACAGGAAGCCCGGCTACGTCTGGCCCATCAGCCACATCAAGCCCGGCATCCCGGAACTTCGGTTCCTCTGCTGGGCATTCTCGTTCTTGGCGCAGCGGGTTGCCGTCAGCTGCGAGACGCTCATCGGCGTGTCGAAGGCCGCAGACCAGGACATCAAGGATCAGATCCTCAGCCAGTCGCAGGGCGGTTTCAAGATCGTAGAGCTGAGCGAGATTCTGGGCCGCAGCGTCAGCGACGTCATCAGCGTCTTCCAGCTCCCGAATGCGACGAACGAAATCTGGAACGTGATCGGCGCTGTCACCGAGATGCTCGAGAAGCGTCTCGGCCTGACAGAGTTGGTCTACGGCATGACCAACAAGCAGATCAGGTCGGCAACAGAGGCTTCTGTCCGCTCAGAGCAGATCAGCATTCGTCCCGATGACATGGCCGAGTGCGTCGAGAACAGTATGAGCAATCTCGCACGCAAGGAGGCTATGGCCGCCCGCTGGCTTCTGTCTCCTGAGGATGTGGCGCAGGTAGTGGGACCGATCGGCGCGGCGGCGTGGCAGCAGCACGTGTCGAGCATGGAGCCCCTGCAGGTCGCCCGAGAGTACGACTACCGGATCGAGAGCGGATCTGCCCGGAAGCCGAACAAGGCGACACGCGCAGAGCAGATGCAGGCGGCTCTTCAGAATCTGGGGCCAGTGCTGAGCGGCCTCATTGGTGCCGGCGTTGTCGATCCGTTCAACGCCCTCGTCAAGGACTGGGCAGACTCCCTAGACCTCGACGCCACTCCGTACCTGATTCCGCCTCCGCCGCCCCCGCAGCAGCAAATGCCAATGCCGCAGGGGGGGCAGGCTCCAGAAGGCGGCCCGCCGCAGGGTCCGCCGCCTGAG